GTGCCCTTGCCTGCCGTGCGGCCGTTCGCTCGCTTCTTGCGGCGACGTGCGGTGCGCCCGGTGGGCGTCAACGACGACGACGAGATGCTGGGCCCGATCGATGTACCCCGGCCATACTCCGCAACCGTCCACGGCCCCGCTGAGCGACGGGACGGCTTGAACGACAGGACGCCTGGACGGACGATGTCGTAGCGGGTAGCCAACTCGATCGGCTTCTTGCGGCTCCACCCGCTGAACGAGTCGTTGCCACCGAGGTCGGCCGTCGCGGCCTTCTTCGCTTCGGCCTTCGCCATCTTGCCGATCTCGTGCATCAACGCATCGTCGGTGAGTTCCTTCTGGAACTTGCCGACCTTGCGGCCGAACGACTCGAACGTTTCAGCCACCGGATCAGGCGTTCGAGTCAGTGGAGACGATCGTCACGGTGATGGCGTCGGTGTCGTCGTTGCCGTCACCGACTAGCACTTCGAAGTTGATCCCCTGCTTCACGATGCCCAGCCCATCCACCATCGGCACGGCTTTCGTGTAGAACGCGTTCATGGCGAGGGTGACGATCGCCGACGAGCCGGCGTTCCACTCGATTTCCAAGGGGCCTTCGGTGCCGGCCAGGTACGACGTGACAGCATCCATGTCGGCGAAGTCGCCAGAAAGTGTGCCCGTGATCGTTCGGCGACCGTTCTCACGAACGTCTGGCCGGCCAGCCAACGTCGCGCAGGACTTCTGCTGTTGCGCCACGTTGTTGGCGCCGGTCATCGTGAGCGAATCGAAACACGGCGTGTTGGAGTCGATGTCCGACACAGTGAGATGAGCGAACGTCAACGGAGTCGGCGATGCGTCGGGTGCGTAGGTGGCCTTCGCCTGGTTGGTCAGCATGTCGTAGCCCAGAAGGTCCAGCTGAAGGTTTGCATATTCGCCTGGGTTCTGCGCGAGGGTCCACTGATTGACCATCATCCCGGTGTAGTCGAACACCTGCTCCGACGACCCCATGGGCCTCACAATCTGGAACGTCCCCGTTGCTAGGTCGCCCCCTTCGAACACGTGCGTGTACGGGCCTGCGCCCGTTGTCTGAGCGGCGCCGCCGAGCATGAGCTCGAACAGGTCGATCATCGTCTCGGGCTGCAGTTCGAAGTTGATGCCGCCACCAGGGTTCTTCGGGCCCAGTGCCTTCCTGGGTGTGTAACGAGTTCCTGTGATCGCGTTCGATCGGATGAACTCCTGGTTTGGGTCCAGCGACTCCTGAATCCATCCCAGGAAGTTGGTCGGCGTCGCGCGCGTGTTCTTGGTTCCCTCTTTGGCGAATCCAGCCTGAGCCGACACGCCTGTTCCGGTGGTCATTTCGGTGCCTCCTCGGCGTCATCGCCCTTCACGGGCTTGGGGGTTGCGACCTTCGACCAGTCCTGCTCGAGCAGACCGGCAGCGACCTCGTCGGGGACATCGACCGCGACACCACGCTCGGCGATGATCCCGGCGACGGTGACCGCATCAGCGCGGCCCACATACTTGAGCTTCATGTCAGATCCTTCCGACGTGTTCGTAACGGACCAAGGCGCGCCCGATCAGCCCCTCGCGAGGTGACGGGACGATCTCGAACGACACCTGCGAGATGCCACCGTTCGCGACGACACCGTCGACACCGAGCGGGTTCAGCCGGGCGGTCTCCGACGTTGCCGTGGAGGTGTCGTTGTAGACGGCGCGCTGTACGACGTCGGCGAGTTCTTCGAGCCGGTCGAGGATCAGGTCTTCGGCCTGGGCGTCGTAGACGGCGAACGTGTTGATCGCCACCACGACCGAGAAGGTTTCGTCGCGGCCGTTCGGGAACCGCTGCCAGTTGATCTCGGCGTCGTCACCGAAGTCCGGCCAGATCCACACGACCTCGTCGAACGTGTCCCAGTCCGGCTCAGTCAACGCGATCTGCGGGACATGCCCGGTGATCGGATGCGCCGGAAACGACTGCTCACGCAACCGATTACGCATCTTGCGGGCAGCGTCGAACACCCGAGACGTGAACGTGGTCGCCATCAGGCAATCCCTGGCACATTCCAACGGTGAGCGACCAACACCTCGTCAACCTCCGGGATGCCGGTGATGAACGGGCCGAGCCCTGGCGTGGCGAGCTGCGTCACACCACCGGAACCGTCAGCGAACGACGTCGCCCGATCCGGCACCGACGACGTGCCGGCACCGATCACGTAGCGGGTGTAGCGGGCTGCTGCGCCGACGACGTCGAACGGTGCCCGGTCGTAGCCGTGCTCGTATCCGATCTCGACATCGCCGCATTCCCATTGGGTGCCGTCTCGCAGCGTGGCGAGGCCGACGCTGCTGGCGGCGATCGAGGCGATCTGGCCGGCGGTCAGCGCGGTGGTCGTGCCGTCGTGGTCGATCTGGTTCGCCCAGCGCACTGCACGCAGATCGGGGTAACGCAGAATCAACTTCGGGCCGCCGTACGACCGGATGCGCTCGATCGCGAACCTCGGCGTCAGACCACGCTTCGTTTCCCGCTTGAACAGGTCATCCACCTCACGGCGATGACGCGAGAACGTCGCCGCGGCGACCGTCGACATCTTCGGCTCACGAGCAACGAACTCGGCACGGGTCAACAGGTAGGCGCCGATGATCTCATGCACCGTCGTCGCGACCGTCGTCGAGCCCACCTTCCAGACGGCGGTCAGCAGATCTATCTGTGCCGTTTGCGCCGCGGTCAACGCGACCGTGCGAGCCGCCTCACCTGTGCCACCGGTGGCGGTCGCCGCAGCGATCACCTCGGAACCGTCCGAGCCGGTCACGCCGACCGTGACCGTGCCCGGATCGGCAGGTTCACCGTCGGAATCGACGGGCTGCCACGACAGGGTGGCGGCGGTCCCGGCGAGGATCTGTTGATCGGCGACCGTCGAGAGCAGCATGTTCACTCCTTCGACTTCGCTCGAATGGGCCAGAGACCGGCCGGAGTTTCACCTCCGGCCGGTCTCCAACTGATTGGTGATCCGTCAGGATCAGGCGGTGGTTGCGATGTCGAGCATCCGGAAGGCGGAATCCAGCACCGAGTCGGCACCGAAGTGCGCGCTCATGTAGATGCCGGAAGCGCCGATCGGACGGCCCGTGGTGCCGAACACGTCGGGGATGAAGCGGGTCGTGGTGCCCACGCCTTCCGCGATGACGTAGTTCTGGAAGTCGCCGACCACCAGGCTGTAGTTGCTGGCCGTGGCCGCCGCGTTGATCGCTCCGTCCATGTCCTGGTTCTCGAGGAGCGGCGCACCGAACAGGCGGGCGGGAGCACCCGACTGCCAATCGACCAACAGGTTGAAGTTGGCGGCGTCGCCGAGCTGTCGCAGGTCGTTGATGATGGCGATGTTCGCCATCCACGTCGCGTTGCGGCGGTGACGTGCGGGCAGCGCCTCCCACAGGCTGTAGGCATCCGCAATCGCGATGGCCTCGCCAGCGGCGTTGATCTCGCTGGCCGTGCCAGTGAGCGCCGTGATGATGCCCTGCGGCTGCGAGCCGGTGCCGGTGGTCAGTGCAGCACCAACCAGGTCGTTCCAGCCGCCCATGAGGACGTCCGAGACGATCTGCGTGACACCGCTGATCGAGCCCTGTGAGGCGTACGAGAAGGGCACGAAACCCTGCGCGAGGTACAGGCTGATGTCGACGTTGGCGAACGTCGGGGTGTCGTCGGACACCTCAGTGTTCTCACCGTCCCACGACCATGCGGCGTGCGGCGACGTAACGACACGGTAGGTGTCGCTGGTCGTCTGCACCCGGCGGGCAACCCCGTAGATCGGGTTGTCGGTGCCGGTCGAGCTGAGCGTCACCGCGGCCTCGATGTCGGTCGGGACGAGGTAGCCACCAGCGTTGTCGGTGGTCATCGACACGGCGCGCTTGATGCTCTCGGTGTACTCGAGGGCTTCGCGCTCCGGCTGGGTCAGGTTGGCAGCTTCGAGGCGGCCACCCGAGCGTGCGAGCTTGCCGAAGGCCGTCTTGTATGCCGGCGACGTGGTCGCGAGCACCAGGCGGTACATCTTCTCGTCGCCGCCCTGCTCCAACATGCGGGTCAACGCCTCGCGGCGTCCGTCCTGCGGGCCAGGGGTCTGCTCGATCGCGGTGAACGCGCGGGAGGCCAGCTCGTCGATGCTGCGGGTGCGGCTGACTTCGCTGATGTCCCACGGGTTCTTGATCGAGGAGACGCGCTCGACGTCGTGCTCGTTGCCGAACGGGTCGCGGTCGAAGCCGCTGCCGTCCTCTCGGGCGGGCGCCTGGGTGACCGGGCTGAGACGGTTGATGCGGTCGAGGTCAGCGGCGCGACGAACGGCGAAAGCCTGCTCGTCCTTCACCTTGGCGTCGACGGTGTCGAACTCTGCGGAGAGTTCCTGGTATCGGGCGATCTGGTCCGAGTCGAGGTCGGCTGCAGTCGCGAGGGGCTTGAGTTCCGCGGCCAGTTCGGCCAGGCGTGCTTCATTCGGGGTCATTGGATGAGTCCTCTCAGACGTGCCGCCATCTGGCGGCGCTGGGCGTTGAACTCGTCGGCAGCCCGGTCGGGCGAGGCGGCGTCGTCGGCGATCTGCGGGTTCTCCGAGCGGCCGATGTCGGCAAGGTCGGGGAAGCGCGAGCGCAAGACTTCGAACAGGTCGGCGACCTGCTCGGGTTCCAGTTCGTCGAGCGATTCGACGATCTGGTTGGCGGAGCGCATCGCGAGAACGCGAGCACCCTCGTACGCGCGGAACACGGCCGGGCCGTACTCCGCGAGACTGAGTTCCTGGCGAACCACCGTCGGCAAGTCCTCGCCCTTGGCGGCGGGGATCGTGCGGGAGCGGTTGGGCTTGCCGGAGAACGAGAAGCCGTCGACGGCGCCCGAGCGGATCAGCTCAAGTGCTTCGTCGCCGGCGGGCGTGTTGACGTACCACGACGACACGCGCAGACCGCGACCGTCGACCGATGCCGAGCGGTGAACGGCGACCGGCGCCGACCACTTGTCGGACGGGTTGCCGAAGATGTCGCGGCCATGGTTGAAGAACACGGCGGGCTTGACGTTGCGCTTGAGCACACCGTCGAACGCCGTGCGGTCGATGGACTCGTAGTAGTGGCCGTACTGGTCGCGGATCTCGGTCGGCTGACCAAACACGGCGGCGTACGCCTCGACCGTGCGTCCGTCGCCCTCGGAGCGGACGACGAGGTCATCGATCGCGAACGACCGCTGGATAGGGCCGGTCACCGTTGGCGCAACGGTGTCGATGGTGTCGGTCACGTTTCGACCTCCTCTGGATCTTGAGCAGATGATGTGCCTGGCTCTTGAAGCTGCACGCTGTACAGGCCCGAGTGAGAGCCGACGAGCTTGGACAGGTCGCCGTTGCCACGCACGTACTCGATGACGGCGTCGGGGCCGTAGCCGGCGTCGGTCAACTGGCGGATCGTCATGGCGTCGGCTTGGCGGATCGTGGCGCTGTCCTGCTGATCCTCCTGGAGCAGCAGCACGCGCGACGGATCGAACGTCAACTCAGCGCCACCAGGCACATCGATGATTCGCTCCATCGACGCACAGAAACCTTGGGCGTACGGCGAGAACCACGAATCTGCCCACAAGCGGCGGGTCTGGGCGTAGTTGCCGGCGTTCAACGCCGACCCGCTCAACCCTTCACGGATCAGCAGTACGGTGGCGGGAACACGCGAGCGCGATGACACTCGGGTCTCGAAGCCTCCCTGCAGCTCGGCCATGCCGAGATCGCCGAGCTGGGAGCCGACGATCTTGATGTCCGTGCCGGACTGGGCGTAGATGGTGCGCCATGCGTTCGCGGTTCCCTTGTGGGCACCGTCGAACGCGTCGACCCACGCATTGAACTGGTCGAGGTCCACGACGGCTGGCGGGGCCAGCGCGACCATGTTCGGCGTCGCTGCGTTCGAGAAGAACTTGGAGACGTGGTCGGTGGCCTGCATGTCGGCGGCGATCTCGCGGTAGATCGATGTCACCCACGCCTCGCCGATGAAGAGCGACGAAGGATGCGGCTCGGGCGCCCAGTGCGCCACCTCGGACGGCGTCAGCAACTGCGCCGGATGACTTGATGACCGGCCGCCCGGCTTGTAGCTGTAGCCGATCACGCGGGCGTCTGCGGCGAGCGATGGATCTTCGACGCGCTCATTGGAGCCGATCAGGATCGTCAGCCAGTCCGGGCGCAGCCGACGCACACCGCCGTCGAGCATCCGGCGCACGTAGAAGTTGCCGTGATAGGCGACGTCCTGCTCGCAACGGATCAGCAGCGACGGGCGGGTCAAGTCGTCACCAGGGCGCTCGAGCGGCGACAGCGCCTCGGTCCCGAACAGTCTGCCGTCGTCGCCGCGTGAGTTACGAAACTTGAACACGAGCTGCGACATCACCAGCCCGCGAGCGATCACCGCCGACGACACGACGCCGGAGCGCGAATGGATCGTGCGAACGGCCGTCGCGAAGTCAGCAGCCGACGCCTCCGTGGGTGAACCAGCGAGCGTGTTCGTCGGCCGGACCGACGTGATAGGGAAGTCGCCGGCCTGATTGAACGGGCCGAACGTGTTGCGCTGGATGTCCCGACTCCGGAGCCGGCTGATGACGCTAGGCACGCTTCGGCCTCCTCAGGGAATCGAGGTCGACGAAGAGTCCGACCAGCAGCGTCACGACGCCTGCAACGGCGAGAGCGATCGGCCCCCAGAGCACAACGAGAGCGACGACGATCATGAGCCAGCCGACTGCGGCGACGATGGCCCCGATCATCGAAACGCCACCAACGGGCCACCGTAGACCGGCGACGTGATCTCCGGCAACGAGTCAGCCACGGCAGCAGCGCACGTCGCGGCGTTCAACGGTGTGATGTCACCGACACGTCCGTCCCACATCCAGCCGTCACCGATCATGCGAGCCGGGACCGCCACGGCAAGATTCGTCAACCTGGCGTCGCCGTCGTGCGTGACCTCGACCGCCTTGACGTCGGCGACGAACGCAGCACACGCAGCCTGATACTTGCCCATCGACAGTGCCACCAGCTCGACTTCCTCGCCCGCTCGGGCATTGTGCTCGGCGATGACCCGCTCCAGCATCGGACGCAACGCCTTCGACGGCCCCGACGCGTCGAACACGACCTTGGCGACCCGTTGAGCCTCGAGCACGTCAAGCAGCGCGATCTCCAACCAGTGCGAACCGTCATCATGCTGAACGACCTCGACACGCCGGCGGCCGTCACCCTCTCGACCACACACCACCATCGCCGAACGATCGAGATCGAACGTCGTCGCCAACGCCACCACAACCTGCCCGCCGATCTCGCCGACGGTACGACACTCACGCCACCAGTGCGGATCGATCTTCGCCTTTGAAGACATCAACACCGTCGACGGGTCCCACACGCACAGGTTCTCGCGGGCGTACCGCTCCGGTCCGTTGATCCGGTACTGCTGGCGTAGCTTGCGCTCCGTCAACCGGCCCGACGCCATCGCCGTGTTCGCCCGCTGCATCGCCTCGATCGACTCGATGTCGGCCGGCGCCACAAACTCCGGATCGCCGTTCTTGTCGAACGTCAACGACTCCGCCGAATGCTCCAGGTACGAAAAACCGTCGTTCTCGCCGCGAGCCGCCTGCAACCTGATCGTCCACCACCAGTCCGACCGGTTCCTGATTCCAGCCGAGCCGAGCAGGTTGATCTGCGGATTCGGATTCGCCAGCACCGTATTCGTCGACGACGACAACTGCTCCTCTTGGGCGTGCTGCGCCTCATCGACCACCAGCCGAGAGATGTCGTCCAACCCTCGGCCCGTCGAGTTCGTCCGTGTCCGATAGTGCGCCTCGGCGTGCTTCGTCTCGATCGTGCGAAACCCGTTCGCCACACGAACCCGCTTCACCATGTTCCGCAGATCGCGATGCGACTGAAACAGCGCATCCATCCGCTCGTGCGCCGAACGTGCCGTCGGGTCCTCGTGCGCCGTGTGCAGAATCAGACCACCACGATGCGACAGATCCCAGAACTCGGGCACCTCGATCTCGTCGCCCTTGCCGTTCTGGCGAGCCTTCGCGCGCCCCGTCGTCTCAGCAGCCCAGCGACGATCAGCCGTCTCGGCCATCATCAACTCGACCGCCAACCGCTGATCCGGGTCGAGCGTCTTGCGGGAGTAGAACTCCCACGCCTCTATCGCAGCGTGAGCCTCATCGAGACTGACGGCGGCGAGCGGGTACACGAGGAGCAGAGGCTTGGGCTTCACGGCGGGCTGCCACTTCATCCAGCACCGTCCCCTCGCCCGACAGATCCAACTCGTTCAGCCGAGACCGGATCATCCGGCGCTCTCGACTCAACGCCGACAACTCCGATCCATTCGCCGACACCATCGCACGTCCCAGCCGCTCGTAATCGGCCAGCAGATCGGCGTGCTCATCGGGCACCACGGCGCCCGTCTCGGGCTTCGCTCTCGCCATCGTGAGCACCTCCAAAGCGGACGCCCGAATCCGGCGGGGGGAGATCGACGGAAGTTTGCGGGGTCTTCGGCGTTCCCGTCGGTTGCACGTTTCGGGGGTGCCCCTCCCCTCCGGAATGTCAGCGGCGCCAGCGTGATGCGGACTGTGCGAGTTCTCGATCGGTGCGTCCGCTTCGTTGATGGTTGCCGTCGGTGGCTCCGCTGCTGCGGTTGTGGTGGGCGCAGGCTGGTCGGAGCTGGCAGCAGCCGGTGCCTCGCCGGTGGTTGTGTTTCACCAGCGATGGGACGTGGTCGATGTCTTCGGCTGGTTGGTCGCAGTCGGTGTGCCAGCAGGTGGTGCCGGGGTGGGCGGTGAGCCAGGCTCGGGCACGGCGGAAGTCAGGGTCGTTGTACGGTCGGGGCGTCCCGTTGGAGCGGGCGGGCATCGGTCACCTCCGGTGGCTCGACCTGCGAGATGCAGGGAGCCAGTCAACGAACGGTGGTATTTATTCCACCATACGCTGCGATGACGTGTCAAGGACCGTCCGGCGGTTTGCAGGCTGCTCGCCCACACGATCGGGTACGACCACGACGAACCTCCAGCACGTCGATCCACACGATGATCTCCTCGCACCAGCAGGTGACCGCGACGCGTTTGCGCGGGGCAACGGGTTCGTGTAGTAGCCGTCCTCGTCCTGCGGCCCGAGGAACACAGCGGGGATGTGGCGAACCGTGCTGCCTGGATGAATTCGCTTGCCGACGTGCTCGGCGATCCGCCTGTCGTGGTTGCACTGCGGGGAGATGCCGCGCCAGAGGATCACGGATTCGTCCACGATGACCCACCACCGATCCGCCAAACACGCTCCCGTGCGTGGCGTTGTGGCAACGTCGAGCGGAATCTTTACGTCGGGCCGCTGGCGCTTCACGATCCCTCATTTCCTTGTCGGTCTCGTTGGGTCGTCATCATCTCCCCTTCCGTTTGCGCTTCTTCTTCGCCACCGTCTTCGCCTCGGCGATCTGGGCAGCCGTCGGCTTGATCCCTTTCGACCACGCCCGGATGATCGCCGGCGACGGATCGGCGCGGTCGTTGTTGCGACGGAACTCGCCGCAGCGACGACACAACGACTGCGCCCGATGACGGTCGTCGATCGGCTGATGATCGCCGGCAGCAGCATGAAGACGACAACCGGTCGGACGAGCCGACTCGGTCGGCTGATACTCCACCACGAGCGAACGGGCGTGAGCAACGAGCCGAGACAGGTTGTCGAGCTTGCGAGCCGGGACATCGTTCGCATCGGTGCGCAGACGCTTCGCTGCCCAACGCAACACGGCAAGCGAATGCGCCTCGTGGACGACCTCGACCGGGAGCCTCACGCCATCGAGGTCGGTGAACACGTCGATCGCAGCAGCAGCAGCCAGACGGATGCGCGCCAGGATCGACAACTGCAACCGCATCGCATGATCACCCGAGACGACCGAGGTGCGCTCC